AAGCTGATCCTTCATTTGATTTGAAGGAAAGCAACTCCGAGGTTATGGAAAAATATTCAATTCTGGATTTATTGGATTGGTACGCCGTCATGGGACGATGGGCTAACGAAACAAATACGAAAAATCTTGAAAAGCTTGCTGATTACATCAACGCAATAGATATTTGCAGCATTGACGGTTAGTAGGGTTTCTCGTCATTGCTGTTTGGGTTGGCTCCGTTTGGTTATTGCGGAGTCAACCTTTTTACTTTGTTGGATATATTTAAACCTAAAAATGAAAAAGAACAAGTCTACAAATCAAAAAAGCCCGAAAAAAGGTGTAAAAAAACCTAAGAAGCCTGTAAAATCTTATGAAGCTATTAACGCATGGATTCGCGGAGGTATAAATGAATAAATTTATTACTTCTTTCCTGCGGAAAGTAGTTTTTTAAATTAATATCATGAAAGTCCACGGAGCAGATAAAGCAATATTTAACATAAATGATTTCGCAAAAACTGCGCCCGAATTCGGGTTCAGTAGAACTTTGAATAAAATCATTTTTAAGAACAGAGAAGCGTTTTACTTGTGCGTAATCGCCACAGAAAACCCTACGGTTTTAGATGGGGTTCCTATTAATTGCGATAATGAATTCAAATCTCGTTTATGCAAAGAATTAAAAATCAAACCCGCTGATTTAAAATACAACGATATTAAATTATACATTCAAAAAAATATAGTTGAAGCGATGCAGGTTTCAGATCAAATCGAAGAACATGAATCATACAAAATGTTTAGCGTAAATCCCAACGACCCAAACAACGTTAATGATATGTATCACATAAAGTCAAAAGCAAACAGCAAAAAACACGTTAAGATACAAAATGAACTTCAATAAAAAAATACTATAAGATTATTGATTGGTCGATTCAAGGGCAAAGCCTCGCCGTATGCAAAAGAAAGTAAAAGTTTTTTAAAAAAACCCTTGACGGCAAGGCAAATTTGTGGTATATTGTATATATAGAGAGCGAAAAACATAAAACCAAACACAAAATGAGCATACCTTATATCTTAACCGACGAATCGCTAACTGTGGTCATCAATGGCAAGGCCCAAACCATGCGAAATGACCATGTAAACTGGCAAGCCGCCTTAGACGCCTTATCCGCAGAAGAGTTCGACTCTTTGCCCAACCTTTTCGACGAATCCAAAGCAGTCCAAGATTACTTTGACGAAGAATCGGGCGTGATGGTGTGTGATGGAGCAGTTTTCCTCAAGGGTGAGGACGAACCACTACACGGAGTAGTAATCGACAAGATTCTCCATTTTATGCGAAATGGGCTTCCATTTAAGCCTCTGCTGCGTTTTGCTGCCAAGATGGCAGACAACCCCTCCAGACGCGCTATAAACGAGTTATACACGTTCCTAGAGCACAAGGCGATGCCTCTCACGCCCGATGGCAACTTCATCGCCTACAAAGGTGTAAAAAGCGACTTCAAAGACCATTACTCTGGCAAGTTTGACAACTCGGTTGGTGAGGTTCTTGAAATGCGCCGAAATCGTGTTTGCGATGATGCAGACATTGGTTGCAGCTACGGATTCCACGCTGGCAGCTATGAGTACGCCAAGGGCTATTCTTCTGGCGGAGGACATTTGATGCGCGTCGAGATTGATCCTAGAGACGTTGTTAGCGTTCCCAAGGATTGCGATTGCCAGAAGCTACGCACTTGCAAATACAAGGTCGTTGCTCTGCACGAAACAATCGAAAAACCTCTGGATGAGGGAATCTACGGAGAGTACGACGAACACGACGAATACTACGACGAATACTTGGAAGAACAAGATTACGAAAACAATTAGTATGACATAACAGGAGAGCCGCGCCTCCTTAATTGCGCGGTATATTTATTAATTAATATATAAACTTAACCTTCTTACATATAAAAAGAATACCTGTGAGATATACAAATAACAACCTAGTAACATCAAAGGACAACAATGACAGAAGAGTTCGCAGAATTGATAGTTGGTTTGATAATAGCATGGATAGCATGGCAATTTGGTCGATTACTGGTTTATTCAGTTAGCAAAGACTGACTACATAAAAAAAAGAAAAGCCCCTTTTTTGAGGGGTTTTTGTTTAATTATGAATGATTGAATGCGAAATATTACTATACCCTATAAGGAACAAATATATAGATTTTATTTTTAAATTTTAATATATTATATTGTAGCCCTCAGTGTCGCAAAGTGGGGCGGAATGGGCCAAGGGGTATGCCAGATTTTTATATTTAGTCAAGTAAATAACTTAAAAAATCTATTTATATTATATTATGTATTACTTTCTATTACCTTTATATTGGATTTATGGTATATGTATTATACTTTGGGATTGGGTCAAGAGAAAAATGAAATAAAATTAATTAAATTAATAATCATTATTTGTGAATGAACTTGATCGAAATAAAACAACCAGTATTTGTGAATGAATTAAAGCCAAATACAATAAGGATACCGCCGATATATTAAAATTTAAATATATAATATATTAAGGTCTATTTGTGAATGATTTTGCCCGAAATAATAGTTGACAAGTAATCAAAAATATGTTAATGTATATATAGTGTTAGTTAGTATGTATTATTAGTATGTGTATGGATAAGCCCCTCTTCGCTGACGAGTTCACAGCGGAGGGGGGTTTATTTGTGAATGAATTGCGGCGAAATAATATTAGAATAATAAGCCACTCAATATAAATAAACCTTAATATCTTTTGTTGTTTTTCTGAATTTTTATTATTTTTTAAAAGAAATTAGATTATTAATGATGTAATATAATATATAACAAATTTTTTGTTGTTGATTGGTAACCAAAAAGGTGCTATAGTAAGTGTATGACTATGAAAACGCCAAAAAAAGAACTCAAAAGAATCGCGCTTGTATACGAAAAGTGCTGGAACGAAGTCGTGAGCGGCATGGCCCCGTGGAGACGCAAAGTAATTACAGAAAACTTTGAGGTTGTAGACGGACATCATGTATATCACAGTCGCAAAGATCAAGAAATAGCCGACGCCGCCGCCCACCAAGCTGCTAAAGACGCAGAAGCGATTATCTACGAGATGTATTCGGGCAAATACTAATCCCTAACTTTGAAATAATATGAAATTAATTCAAAAGGGATACAAGCACGAAGAAACTTTCCCCCTTCCTTGTAGCTACGAGAACGGGGTACTCAAATATAGTGAACAATGGGCCGGTGAGATGGTTTGTAAAGCCTACGGAGACGACACCGATAACTATTATTTAAATAAATCAACATTAGAATTATATTATCAACCCACTAAGAAACTAAGATTTAAAGTGGCTGAAGTAAATTATGAATCTTATTTTACTGATATTAAAGGCACTGATTGGGAGCAAGAGTGGTTAGATATGTACGGCGATATTGAACCCGACCAATCGCCCGAAGATTACGAAATGTATAATCTTACTTTATATCATTACGATCACCCATCATTAAGATCATTACAATTAAATAAAAAAAATAAATTAAATGGTATTAATACAGAAGAATACATTCAAGATATAATGGAAGAAATAGAACGAGAAGATAAAAAAGATGATGATGATTTTTTATATTAAAGTTTAAATAGGCTCTTGACAGGCTATCAAAACGATGTTATATTAAGATCATGCCACGCAAAGGAAATTCAGGAAGAAAGAAAGGCGCGACCTCTTGCATTCGCGTATCACTCACGCAACTTACTGCTCTGTTAAGCGATAAAGCCACTGTATTAGTCAACAAGCGTTGGGCTGAACAAGTAGGCGTGTCTGTGCGATACGAGGCTGTCTCTATGGAGGGAGAGCGAGTGTATGCTACCACCGAAAACGTCAACGCTGATTCTCAGTTGGTTGATGTTCAAGTAAACGACCTCGCGGAAGAAAAAGAAGCTGCCGCACAAATAAAATCAGTAGATTTGTCCGAAGAGTCGGATGAAGTAATTGATTGGTAATTTGGACAAGTAGCTCAGTTGGATAGAGCAACGGTCTTCTAAACCGTGGGTCGTGGGTTCGAGTCCCACCTTGTCTACCATTTTTGGCCCGTAGCTTAATTGGTTAAAGCAGCGAACTCATAATTCGTTGAGTCAGGGTTCGAGTCCCTGCGGGCCAACCAAAAAAAAAATTTGACAACGAACCAAAACCGTGCTATATTAGAATCATGCAAACAAAAGATACAATGTTCGACAATTTAATCGGTCAAGACAAGGCAAAACGCCGCCTCAAGTTTTACCACAAGGGCTACGCCGCCACGGGTATCTGCCCACACCTCATGTTCATCGCCCCCAAGGGTGCTGGCAAAACCACGCTTGCCAAGGCGATGGGTACATATCTCATGTCGAGCGAGAATCCCGACAAGCCCAAACCCTTCTTGGAGATTAACTGCTCGACCCTCAAGAATGTCAAACAGTTCTTCAATCAAGTTGTCGTACCTCACGTTGCTCATAAAGAATGCACCATCCTTTTCGATGAGTGCTCCGAGCTTCCCCGCGATATTACTATGGCGTTATTGACCATCTTGAATCCCAACCCTCAGAACCGCACTGAGTTTTCTTATGATGATTATAACGTAGAGTTTGATTTTTCTCAGCACACGTTTATGTTTGCAACAACCGAGGCTCAATCGGTATTCCACGCATTGATGGATCGTTGCGAGCGTATCGACTTGGAAGAGTATGATTACTCTCAGTTGGGGCAAATCGTCCAGCGCACTCTCCCGAACGTTAAGTTTGGCAACGGGCTGTTGGAAGAAGTTGCCACCGTGTTACGAGGCAATGCTCGCGCCGCACAAAAGATGGCGAACAACATCGCTATCAACCTCAAGGCGCAGAACAAAAAGACCTTCAATGATTCTGATTGGCAGACAATCAAGTACGAGTTGGGCATTGCTCCGCTCGGTCTGTCTCCAATCGAGATTCAAGTGTTGCAGGAGTTGGACAAGAAGAAGGAATGCTCGCTGACTCACCTCGCCTCCAAGACGGGCTTGACCAAGGCTTGCCTCCAGCGCGATTTCGAGATGTACCTTCAGAAGATGGACTTGATGCAGATCACAACTGCGGGACGCGCTATCACCCGACAAGGTAAAGACTACCTCAAGCAACTAAACAAGCAAGAAGAAGCACCTCCCACACCAGAGTCTAAGAAACCAGTTAGAGTAAAACTACCCGCTGGAATAGTTACTAATTTACCTGACGGATTTATGCCAGTAAAGAAAGAAAATAATTAATAAATAAATTGTAATTTTTTAATGTAGATCAATAGTATATATAAATTTTGCGAAATAGAGCCGAGGGAGAACCTCGGACACCGAAGCACTGCACAGGTTTCGGGCGTTGAACATCGCTTTGTCCCGAAAGGGGGGCGTAGGAATAGAGGTGCGGGAGAGCCGCGCACGAGGCGAGTATCACATGCCTGTTTTGAACACCTACGTCCCTCTTATTTCTTTTACACATAAACCCGCACGGATGCGAACCAAATAAAAGCCAAATAATAAACAAATAAATGATAAACCAAATAAAGACAAATAAAGACATATATATTTAGATTTTTATATATTATATTGAGATTGAGTCTCATTCGCAGGGGGGGCAGCCCCCCCCGCAAAATTTGTCAAGCTTTATTTTAAGGTTTTTTTATATTGACCGCCAAGCAAAACAGTGTTAGTATTAGGACGTGGGTGATAAAAACAACATTAACGCAACAAGCACTGAAAAAAAAATCATAAAAAAATCATCTCACGCTATTGACAAACCAACAAAACCGTGCTATATTAAGGTATAACTTAACAGCGAAAAGGAAAAAAACAAAATGGCTAGAACATCAACACACGCAATCACCTCCGACTATAACTACGAAGTGGAAAAGGTTCCCGTCTTCACCCCAGAGGGCAAAGACACTGGCTCGTTTATGACGCGCCGAGTGGACAACGGGACAATCCTCAAAGTGGGAGTGTCCAAGGATTACAACGTGGTTCAGAACCGCGAGGTAATGGAACCAGTGCGAAACGTCTTGGCTGACCTCGGTCTTGAGCCTACCAGCGAGAAGCATTTCGTTATGGGCGGAGGAGCGCGTTTCAAGGCTCGTTTCGAGTTCAAGGACACTCAAGTGGAAATCCCCAAAGTGGGCGACACTCTGGGCTTCCGCTTGGACATCGACAACTCATTCAACCTGATGCACCGCATTCGCTCCATTGGCGGTGCGCTGCGCTTGGTTTGCACCAACGGAATGACTACGCTCGACAAGGAGCACGGCATTTCTTGCAAGCACTCCAACAAGTTCAGCGTGGACAACATTGTTCGCGCCGTTGAGGATGCGCTCGAAGCCTTTCAGGATTTGGGCAAGGCTGACAACCCTTTCACTCTGATGGCTTCCCGCGAAGTCACCCAAGAGCAGGGCTTGAACATCCTGCAAAACCTCACCAACAAGGGAACCATTTCAGAGGTTCGCCGTGAGGGTATTGCTCGCATCTGGAACGGGCCAGACTATCGAGAGGACGAGGCTCGCAACCTCTACAACCTTCTCAACTCTGCGACTCAGTTCACGACTCACGAAGTTGCTGAAACCAATTTCGAGATGAGCGAACGACTCAACAACAACATCACCAAGCGTTTGCTTGCTGCTGCCAAGGATGAGTCAACTCTGAACGCGCTCTGGACTCCCGCAAAGTCTGACGCCGTTGTAGTGGCTACTGCATAGGCTACCCAACCAAGTCCCTCGCCCCTTTGTGTATTGGGGGGCGGGGGATTTTTTTTTCATTTGTTGAAACTTTTTGCTTGACAAGCCCAGAGGGGGGGCAGCCCCCCCCGTGCCAAAGTCAAGTAAAAAAAAGTCCTTGACAATCGCCGCCAACTGTGTTACATTTACACCATGAAAACGAAAGATATAAAAGCAAGAGTTAACCCCGAGGGCTTCATGGGTAGTGCGTCCCGCGAGCATCGCACGAAAAAAGGCAAAGGCTCTTTTCGTCGTCGTGAGAAACACCAAAAAAAGTTTCTTTAAGCTATTGACAAACGAGCGAAAGTGTGCGATATTGTCAGACATATGAAGGCGATAGAAAAACCAGACATTCAGGATTGGCCTGACGTTGTAAACCTAAAGGTCAATGGCGTTCCAATTAGAATAAACTATAAAAAACAGATGATAATGGTTCCCGATGAAGCGCACGAACGTGCCGATAACATCGCGGCGTACTTAATTGACGAGGGATTTGTAATTGTAGAAGAGGATTAAACATGGTAAAAAACACAGTATATAAAAACGGAAGTGTCATTGCTGTTTGGATTAACTCCGACAACAACGACGAATTAAAACAAAACTATTGGTCTTTTTATAATCATGGCGCGACGAGCGCAGAAGATTTGAATTGGACTAACAAGGGCGAAGGATATTTTTGGACGAACGAACGAAAGTTGAAACGCTATTTCAAAAACTCATCCCGCGCAATAGTATTGAACGAATTAGGCGAGGATTGGGAAGGCGATGCCACGACAGGCCCAGAGGTGGGCGAACGTATCGCGGAGATGGCGCAGAATCGTTTTGACGAATTGATGTCGAACTCTGGCCCAAACCCTTTGGCAAAAACTTTGGTAGAGCCTTATTTGATGGGTTCGGTTTCAGCAGAGAAAGACTCTGGAAATTTCGACGACTATTTAACAAAAGTTATCCAAGGAGCTTGACAAGCTCCCTTTTGTGTGGTACATTGTACATAACAAAACAAAACGTGATATGAAAATTCTAGGAATCGACAACAACGCAAAGACGGTCAAGGGCCGTAAAAAACAATACTCCACCGCCATCATTTACCTTGCGCCAAGCAACGCGAGCGGCGTTATCAACACTTGCACGAGCGCGTCTCGTGGGTGTCGTGCTGCTTGCCTGTTCACTTCTGGCCGTGGTCGCATGAATCCAATCCGCGAGGCGCGAATCAACAAAACAAAGTTTTTTGTTAACGATCAAGAAACCTTTTTGCGCCAACTCTGGAAAGAGACGGACAACCATATAAAACTATCAAACAAAAAGGGTTTGATACCGTGCGAACGTCTCAACGGCACAAGCGATTTGCGTTGGGAAGATTACAAACTCGACGGGCAAAACATCTTCCGAGCTTTCCCCGATTTGCAGTTTTACGACTACACAAAGCATCTAGACAGAGCGGCTGCGTTTGCCAATGGCAAGTTGCCAAGCAACTACCATTTGACATTCTCCCGCAGCGAAAACACCAGCGATGCCACCGTGCGCGATCTTCTCAAGCGTGGTGTGAATGTTGCAGTAGTTTACCACAAGGAATTGCCAGAAACTGATTTTGGTGGATTCGAGGTTATCAACGGAGACGAAACGGATTTGCGCTTTGCTGATCCGATGGGCAAGGTGGTTGGCCTCAAGTACAAGCCAAGCGCAGGAGAAGCGGAGAAGGTCAAGCCATTCATTCGCCAAACTAAAACCGTGGTGGAGGAGGTGGCTGCATGATTGTTGCAATGCTTTTGGTATTGATTGTTTTTATTTTTCTACTAGACCTTATAAACACGGATACAAAAAAATGACATTAAAAGCTCTTAATAAAATAATCAATGACGATACGCGCCACCCTCAAACGAGAATGTCCGCGCTATTTAAAAAACAAGAATTAATAATCAAGCGTTGCGGGCAGATGAAAAGAAAACAAAAAAGTTCTTGACAAACCCCCTCGGGGGGGCAGCCCCCCCTATGCCAAAGTCAACCATAAAAAAAATTATTTTTTTTGCATTTGGCCCCTTGACAAATCGCGGTTCTGTGCTATATTGTAATAACAAAACGATGAAAACGCGAAACATAAAACACTCAGACGGAAAGGGCGAATCCTTTGCCGTATCACGACACATCATCCTGCGAAACTTTTGGGAGTATTACGTTGAAGAACCCAACGAGAACGGAATGACCTTTGGCTTTGTGATGGGATTTGAAAACGAATGGGGAAGCGTTGATTACAACGAGATTAAACCCTACATCATCAGCGAGGCGAAAGGCACAGCCCTTGACGACGTTATGCCGCCAGCAGACTACTACTGGGAGGACGAAGAAAATTAAAAAAAGTTCCTTCCAGCCCTTGACAAACAAACATTTGTGTGCTATATTATAACATAATTAAACGACAGAACAAAAGAAACCCTATGAAAGAATACAAAACCTATCAAGCTCGCAACGCAGTCAAGGCTGCGTTAGTCACCAACCACATCAAGGCCGCCAAGAAAAACGGCGTGTCTCACATCGAAGCGAAGGCTGAAGCCTATCGCCTCTATAACATCAAGGCAGGTTTGCCCTTCCTTGTCCAAGGTTTGAAAACCAAGGCCGTAGTCGAGTCGATTCCGAAGGTGCAGGTTCCTGTACCTGCTGCGCCGCCTTCCAAGCTGCCGCCTTTGCCAGTTCCTCAACTGGAAAAGCCAGCACTACCAAAACCCGACTTGTTTAAGTCTTTGGGACTGCCACCTCTACCACCTTTGCCAAAAGTAGGCGCATAGGGAAACAACACTTTGCCCCTTGACAAAAGGGGCATTGTGTGTTATCTTATTGCAACAATGAAAACGTACAAAGTAAAAGTAAGTGACGGTTACGTCGAATGGTGGGAGAAACTAGAAGCAAAAAACGAAGACCACCTGTGGGATATTATTGACGCAGAGGGTTTGGATGTGGTGAACTACCACCTTGATTCTTCCACGCCAGCCATAGTAAATCTGGAGGACTAAATGAAAGACAAGCCAGAAAATTGGGACAAAGGATTCGACCACCCGTGGAAGATTGGTTGCGGCGGACACGAAACACCGTTCATCTCAAACAACAAATGGTGGTTGTATATGTGGAACAGTATTGAAAAGAATCATTATTATTATTGTTTTGATGATGACCTGTTCACAAAAGAATTGGAGTATTAAAATGAAAAGATTATACAAAGTAACGACTCAAGAAATCCACCACTCGGTTTGGGAGGTGGAAGCAACTAGCGAACAAAACGCGTTCAACGAAGTGTTCGACGGTGCGGGAGACTTAAAAACGACAGAGTATTACGAGACGGTAGATGACCCTGACACCGTACACATCGAACGATTGGAGGACTAAATGAAACTAACAAAACAAGACGCCGAAAACCTACTCGACGCCCTAAAAGAATGGGAAGAATGCGTTGGCCCAAAAGAATTAGAAGATAATGAAGTGGGCTTGAATGAAATGCGTTACCATAAACTCGCAAACAATATCAAAAAAATGTTGGAGGACTAAATGAATAAACAAGAACACAACGAACCGATTGAGTTGCACACTGGCAGCCCCGAGGTTGACGCTTACATTGAAGAGAACGACATGAAACCAATCGCGGAAGACCTTTACGAATGCGCGGGTGGTCATGTCTGGCACATTGACGATATTAAACGTGATATAAAAAACGACAATTAAAATGACAACTAAAGAATCAAAACAATTAGATGTTTGTCTCGCCTTGTTAGCGATGGCATCCGCAAAGGGAGCGAACCACACCGATATGCTGAACGCGTTCACCTACGACATTAATCTAATAAGAAACGGAAAGAATCCAACCGAGACACAAAAGCTAATAGATTAAAAAAAAACTTGACAAATAGCCCGAGGGGGCAGCCCCCCCCGAAAAAATGTCAAATAAAAAATTAATTACCTTAATTGTTTGCGTTAATTAGCCGATCACTTTTGACGCATAAAGGCCCATAATCGCAGTTTACCGATCACTTTTGGCCTTTTTTGATCGGCAAGTTTCTTAAAAACGCAACATTTCGCACCGGAGAAAACACCACTTTTTACGAAACAAAAAAATGATAAAAAAGTGCCTTCCGCCCCTTGACAAATCAGAGAAGTATGCTATATTGTAATAAGAAAACGAAATGAACGTAACAAGAACATCAATCAAATCGGGAATCACCCGCACCCTCAACCTCGACGTTTACCCCCACGAACTCGCAGCGTGGGAAGCGGGCGAGCTTATCCAAAACGCCTGTCCTCGCCTCGGTGCTGACGCACGAGAGTTCGTCAAAACGGGAATGACCCCAAGAGAGTGGCAGGAAATATTCCCACCGGAGGAGGGCGAATAATGGAAAAGGTACAAGTATATCGCAACCTGCATCGCACAAAAGAAGATGGAACGCACGTTTACAGCGTTCGCAATGACAAAGGTATCGTGGTGGATCACGTTACAGAGATCGCACTCTCTAAACCTATTCTTCGAGTAGGGCCAAAGGGCAACCAGCGAGTGCGTGACGAGAAGCGCAAAAATGTTCACGCTTACATTCAGGGCAAAAGAATGAGAGAATCCGTAATTGATGATCCTGCTTCTGGTTGCTCTGGTAAATGGGAGAAAATTACTTACAATCCTTACTTGCACAAAAGTTTTGTTTTAGTAAGTGATGAGTCAATTAGAGTTCCTGAAGCGTGGTTTGTTGAGATTCGTCGAGATGGTGTGTGGGCCTTCTCTCCGACAAAAATAAAGATTGACAAGTGAGCAAAATTTTGACATAATAAACATAGTTCGTGAGAGTAATACTTCTCACGGAAGCCACCTCTGAAGGCGGTGAAAGAGACGACCTTTACAGTGGCATAACAATTTGCTGGGAGACGAAACACAGTCTTGGCAAGCCTAACGTAGCGAACAGGGTACGCGATCCTTGTTAGGGACGAGGAAGCACCAGTAAACAATTTCTCGCAACAACGCGGGGAACGGAACCTAGTATAAAACCGTGAAGCATCGGACTAGGGACTAGAACAAGAAAGGCCTGTGCGGGGAACACAGAAAGGTTGAAAACATACCGAAAAAAACTCCCCTTTTTTCTTGACAAACCCAGCGGGGGGGCAGCCCCCCCTGTGCCAAACGTCAAGCCTTTTTAGTGGAAAGCTTCGGCGTAAAAGGAAAGTGCTACGCTTGCGGTGGTAATATATACAATGATTTCCATAATATTTCCTAGCTGGTGTAAACTTCCAAGTCTTCGAGGAAGTCGATAACTTCGTCTTGGCTTGCGTAGTGGCAATCGTCAAAACTAACGAGTTCGCCATAGCCTTGGCCGTCGTAAGCTTCGAGCCATACACCCTGACATGGAACGATGTTTACCAAGCGGCAGGGTCGATTGATTGCTGCATTCATGTAAATGCATCCGAGTTTTAGATTGTTTGCTTTTTCTTTCATAATTTTAACGCTCCATTGCGATTTGTTGGTTTACCAAGGCCACAAAGTGAAGTCTTGCCTCAAAGAAGGATTCAAAGCTGCGTTCGAATCCATCGTTCCACTTAATCTTCCAAGTGCCATTGTCGTTTACTAATTCCATTTCTTCGTTTTTCATAATCTTTTTAGTCTCTGTCTTTCCAGTTAAGCGGGGCGTTAAATTGGGCATCCCAACGGGCTTGCTCTTCGTCACGCTTGCGGTTTATCTCCCGCCGTCTGTTCATCTCAGCGAGCCAATCTTGGAGGTTGCTCTTGAATTCGTTTTGGTTTTCTTTGTTGTCTTTCATAATCTTTTAACTGCGTCTAGTATAGCATAGGGGGTTGGACATCCGCCGTCCCACCAATTAATTTCTTTTACCAATCCTCACCTCCACGGTCTGTCCACGTTGCCCCTTCGTCGTAGGAGTAAATCTCTCCGTAGCCTTCGAGGGTTGCGGTTTCTTGAGTGTATCCAAAATCATCCCAACTGTGTATGTTGGTGACTTTGTAGCTTACCCCGTCAACGGTTGCGGCGGTAAAGTCTGTGTTCATTTCGATTTCGTTTTTCATTTTCATCATATAATTATGTTAACATAGGGGGTAGGACATTGGCAGTCCTACCATTCATTTTTTTCAAATTCTTCTACCATCTTGGCAGACCATACAAGGTCATCTCGGCTGGAGAAAATCTTGAGCCAGTAGCCGCCATAATCTGCGGCTTGCTCTAGGGCTGCGGTGTAGCCCTCACGGGTGTGAGGGTAAGTGTGGAGGAGTTTGCTTCCGTCCCAGAGAGTGTATGTTGCTTTCTCAATCATCATGCAATCAGTCTATCACAGGGGGTAGGACATCCGCAGTCCAACCAATCAAAAACTTTTTTTTCTTTTTGCGTTGACTTTGGCATGAGGGGGGCTGCCCCCCCGCAAAAACTGTCAAGCATAAAACGCCCCAATAAGGCAAAAAAAAAGCCCCCTCGCGGGGGTTGATCCTACAGAAGCTCGTGCTTCAGAAGCTCGCGCTTCTCTACCCACTTGAGGTAGGCGTCGGAGTGATAACCGCACCACTCTTGTTGGTACTCGTCATCATACTCGCGAATTTCCTCCTCGCTCACGCGGAAGGACTTGTCGCCATCGACGACCAGCCACTTGCCGTTGCGCGGCGAGGCGGCGACTACTCCGAGGTAGCCGTTGAGGTTCTCAACCTCCATACCTAATTCGATCATAATGATATAATAAGGGCGCGATCTCCAAGGCCATCGCGCTGGCCCATAATTATTACTTGCAAGGCCCGTCCGAAAACCAAGCCTCTGGATCATCGTCTTCGTCGCACTTGAAAGCGTTCTCAAATGCGGCATCGCGCTCGGCCATGATCTCGGCCATGTCCTTGTGGTAGGCGTCCAACTCGGTCTTGGTGAGTAGCGGCCCGTGAGTGGCCTCGACAGCCTCCCAGCGTTCGCGCTCCTCGTTGCCCCGCTCCCACTCGCGAAATTCAATCTCGGCGGCGATGTCGGGGGTGATGGTTTCTTCGATTGTCATGTTGTCGTTCATCATCTTGAAAACAAGATACCACAATTCAGCAAAAAGTCAAGCCCTCAAATTAAAAAAGTTATTCACAGCCGCCAACTGTCCAACTTTTCCTTGACATGTGACCTCGGGGGGCAGCCCCCCCCTTGAAAAAAATGCAAGCTTTTTATATTAATTTAAGACAAGAAAAAACCCCGCCTTGTTTTGGCGGGGGCGTGGTGGTGTTTAGCCTCTCGCTAACTCTCGGCGGCAGTCTTGCTTAATCTTATGAAAACTGCCTCTATCTTTAGGAGTCGTTGAAGTAACAACGAACCGATTGTTTTCGAGGAGCAGTCTCATGTGACCGCTCCGCTTTGCCATTTGAAAGGCTACCACCTTGATGCCAGCTTTGGCGAGGTATTCCTTGATTGCTTTTTGTCTCTTCTTCATGTTTCGTTTTTTATTAGACTAATTGATTTGCCATTTGTTTTTAAGGTTGGTGGCGAGTTTACCGTTTGAATTGGTAACGAAAACTCTATTTCCTACCACAATACGTTTGGCTTTGTTTTCTTGTCGGGTAACTCTGTCCCGAAGTTCTTTGAGTTTCTGTATCACTTGCTTCATCTACTTACAATTTAGCACAATTTGAGCAAAAGTCAACTGTGGAAAGTCATTTTTTTTAATTTCTTTTTGCGTAGAAAATTTCTCTCTCATCCACAAAACTATTCCAGAAAGGAAGGCGAGCCAATACTTGCCAATCCCACTTGTCAGAGGGGTTAGTCTTAACGAGACGCAAGCCCAAGTTGCGAGTGCGAAAGAGCTTCATCTTTTCTGGAAGGTCTGCAATGTCGTAGCGGTGAAAAGAGTTGTCCGCATAAACAAAGTGCGCTTCATTAGCACCGTTTGCCAATGCTTCGTTATACCTTTTCAGTGTTTCGGGGCTGAGTTGTTCTAAAATGTTCTCGTTCATTGTTCTTATACTATAACACAGGTTTACTGATTTGTCAAGCGGTTTCTGAATAAAACTTAAACATTTCTTCCAGCTTCTTGAGGTGTCCGTTGTGTGTGCCTTCGTTGGCTTCGTGTTGTAAACGGCTGAAGATTCCCACACACTTTTGATAGCCAAAGCCTTTTCTCTTGGCGTATTCGATGGCCTTGATCATTCTAGCGTGTGCGTTGTTAGTTGGTCTGTAGTAGCTGCTCATTGTTCTTATAGAATACCACAGTTCTCTCTATTTGTCAAGGGGTAAAAAGATTTTTTTTTATGTATTTTTTGCTTGACAAGATCGTGGGGGGGCAGCCCCCCCTGTGCCAAATGTCAAACATTATGGGGAAATTTTTTTTACTTTTTTTTATTTTAGGGGTTGACTTTTTGCGGGGTTGTGGTATACTGTTTACACAATGAAGGACATGAAGAACACAAACTGGACAAGCTACAAACGCCACCGTTTCAACAAAGCAGAGTTTGACGCAGAGATGGCTCGCATTGAAAAGCAGACTTTTGTACTACAACACATAACATCCTTTTGTATCGGGGCAAGCATTGCACTTGGATTTGTTTTAATTCATATGAATTATTTTGCATAAACCCCTTGACTAAACCCTAAACCTGTGTTACATTTAATCAAGATGAACGAAGAAAACAACTACAACGAACAAGACGCACAAACCGCCAAGCTCCTCGACATGGTCTGCGAAGGTATAGAAGTACCCACAGACGAAGAGATGGAAGAGGCATACAACTCTCACCACTAAATGAATGGTTATAGCTACATTGTTATTACTATTTTGTGTGGTGTTTATTCATCAACTGCTCAAACCTTAACACACGAACAGAACATCATCGCCCAAACTCTCCTCGGAGAAGCACGAGGGGAGGGAAAGGCGGGGATGTATGCGGTCGCCTGTATTGTGAAGCGTCGTGTGCAACTAAAGAGCTACCCTAACACGCCAGCGAAAGTTTGCCTTGAGCCTAGCCAGTTTGATTACTGGACGCAACGCAAGCGTGTAAAGTGGGACGACCAGAACCGTGCTAACGTGCGCCGTCTCATGCAGACAGACACCGAGCTAGTACGCTACGCCAAGATGCTCGCAATCAACATAAACAGAGTAGACCTAAACTATATAAAGAACGCAGACCATTACTGTACGCTAAAGACGCATAACTATTGGACTAAAGGGCGCAAGCCTGTCGCAACTATTGGACAACATAAGTTTTATAAACTAAAATGAAAACATATCACTACAACATCCTGACCGCTGTGGCGGTGGGCTTCCTACTAATCCAACTACTTGACCGCTTGCGCGTCTGGTAAAAAAACCCTTGACAAGCCCCCCTCGGGGGGCTGCCCCCCTTGGCGATCTGTCAAGCAAAAAAGAAGCGGGGGCGGAAATTTTTTTTCGTTTTTTTTTCATTTAGGGGGTTGACTTTTCTGCGAGTTGTGGTATTCTGTTTGTAGATGAGCGAGCAACAGGCCAACGAAAAGAATCATAAAAAAAGCACTGTTGCCCCCTTGACAAATGCACCAACGTGTGCGATCTTGTTACTAACAAAGCGAAGGAAAAAGAATCATATGAATAAGAACATCAAGAAGCCCTCCCTCACCCGCAAGCTCAAGCCCTATTACAGCTACACCGACTATGAAGACGGTACGCGTGTGGAGCGTTGGGCCAAGAAGAACACCCTCGGTGATGTCATCGAGTGGACTGAAGTTACCACTAATCCCTTTGGCGAGAAGCTCACCGAAGTAACTCCCGTCGAACTCTGGTAGAATAATTTCAACATAAACCCAAAACGAAAGGACATAACAAAATGGCTAATGCCGTAACTGAACTGACTCCGAACGAACTGCCTGAGTGGGCAGCATGGAACAAGGACAACTGGTTGATCATCGCAAACGAATACGCGGAGAATCGGGACAGCATTGATTGTGCTGGAGTGTTTGACTTTAGCGTGTGGATGTGGAGCAACTACCCGCAGCGCGTTGAATACTTGGCCGACACCAACCCGCGCAACTACGACGAGTTGATGTTAATTCTTGACGAGTGACCGAGTTTCATCGTCTTTGCACGGGGGTCTCTCACCGAGGCCCCCCCTTTTTTCAAAAGTTATGTTATTTTATATCACTCTTTTCGTCGGGGGGGGGTTGACTTCAATATTCGCGGGAATCCGGCGGCCTTACATATATATAAATCATAATATATAAACAATCACATAAATCACCCCCCCTTTAAATAAAATCTACTATCTTCTGTCATACTAATAGACATAAAGACAAAAAAATCCCCGAAGGGGTATTGAAAATAAAGTTCTTTTCATATATAATCTATTATAGATGTTAAATCCCAACCACAACACCGCCGAATTGGCCGCTAAATTCGCCGTACATCAATCTTTGGAGATAGACAACTACCTTGACCCTGACTTTGCAAATAAATTGTACGAATGGCTCGCTTTAAAGATGCCAGAAAACTGGTGGTTCGCTAGTTACAAACAAAACGCCGCCAAAGGATACAAATCAGTAAACAATATACAAAGATTTCCAAAATACAAACACAAAATAGAGTATGAATTAAAAAAATGTTATAGTATATTCAATAATGGTAGTTTTACTTATATGTTTGACCGTACAATGCCTCATAAATCTACATGTAGATGCTTTGAATGTGAATTTCGCAGTTTTTTAGTTAGTGAACAACATTTATCTTTCGTTGGTTCTATAATTAATCAAAAATTAACCAAATCAAAAGAAATGTTTGCTTCAAGATTCACTTCAGGGCAGTTTTTAAGCCCACATCATGACTTAAATAAAGGTAAAGTCGGTTTTGTGTTGAATTTAACTCCAAAATGGAAAGCAGAATGGGGTGGTTTATTACATATCCTTGAAAAAGACTATACGACATTAAAAAAAGTAATAGTTCCATCTTTTAATAAAATAACTTTATTCACAATTCCCGAAGGAGGCGGCTTGCCGCACTTTGTATCGCATGTAGCCCCTGATATACCCCACAAAAGAATATCTTATACAGGTTGGCTTCAATAATCTTAACATTTTTGGCGTTTTATATTTATATACGTGTAAATTACTGTGTGAAGGCAAACTTCGCATCACGATCATGAACAAAAAGACTAAGCGTTCGAGACGCTCTCAAAGAGACGATCTAAAAGCACTAGACCTTGAAAACGAAATTCGAGATTCAATGACAAACACAGGATTTGTTGATAACCCAAATCCTATGAAAACCAACCTTAGAATCAAACAATTACCTTGGACAGAAAAACAAAAAGAGTTTTTTAAATTGGCGTTAGATGATTCTACTAGAATTGTATTTGTTGATGGCCCTGCTGGTACTTCTAAGACACTTTTAAGTGTTTATTGTGGATTACAACTATTGAACAAAAAAGTTATTTCTGATATGATGTATATTAGAAGTGCTGTTGAATCTAGTGACGCCCGATTAGGTTATTTACCTGGTTCTGCTGAAGATAAATTAAAGTTTTATAATTTGCCTTTTTTAGATAAATTAGAGGAATTATTATCTGAACAAAGAGTAGATAAATTGGAGCGAGAAGAAAGAATATCTATGTTTCCTGTTAATTTCGCTCGCGGAATGAACTGGAACAATAAATGTATTATTTTTGATGAAGTTCAAAATAGTTCTGCCAAAGAAATTACTACTGTTTTGACCAGAATGGGCAAACACAGTAGATGTTTCATTTTAGCCGATCCTATGCAAACCGATCTAAGAACAAAAGATTGCGCGTTTGAGGATATGTTTAAGCTGTTTTCTGACGAAGAGTCTTATGACAAAGGTATTAGGACATTTAAATTCACGGAAGACGACATTATGAGGTCCGAACTAGTCAAGTTCCTCATCAAAAAATTAAAAAATTTGAAAAAATAAAACTCTAGTAAAGGTCGCCTTTTTTAACTGGAGCATAAGGAGAATCAGATTTATATGTTTCTCTTCTGTACTCGGCTTCCATTCTTTCTATAAGTTTATTTATTTTATGGCATTGACTGTTTAAAGATAAGTTGTGGTTTGCTATTTCAGGATTTTCATGTTTGCATTTGTGAAACGAGTCAAACATCATATCTTTTAATTGTTCTTTTATTTGTTTTATATATTCAGTTACTTTTTTCGTTTTTTTCATCTTCAAGTTTTCTCCAGTGACAATGGTTGTATAACATTCTGCTCACAGCATTCGCATAATTGAAAATGTCGCTTTCTGATTTGTCCCAAAAGAAAGCATGAGCCATTTCATGAATTATTGTATTGAGTTCTGTTTGTTTACTTAAATAAGGTGAAATTAGAATTTTTGGGTCTTTATCCTTGGGATCGTAACAAATACCGTCACAATGTTCTCCGTAGGTGTTTTTATTGGGTTTTCTGAAAATTACCTCGTATTCTACACCTTTTGTGTTTTTAAAGGTAAAATTCTGCTTTTTCTTTGATTTTGTTTTATTTTTAGACATTGCGTATTACCCCCTACATGTAATTACAGCTAAATACTGGCAAAACGCGACTTTTAGTAAAAAAAATATTATAATTTCAATTTTCGTGTAACTATAATTGTTTAGACTATGAAAATATTTTGTCCTCAGTGCGGATTCAAAAACGAATACGTAGGCAAAAAGCCTAATTTTTGTTCTTCCTGCGGCTCTAGCTTAAACTCTTTAGACAAACAAGAGAACTCGGCTAAAATCGAAGAGCAAGCGGTCGCAAATGAAGAGGTTTTAGATGATGAAGATTATGAAGACGAATATGTTGAAATTCCTAACATAGATAGCTTAAAGTTTGATTTATATGAAGGCCAATCCCACAAAAGACAAACATTAGGTTCTCTATTAAACAATCCAAATAATAACTCATCAAATCAACCAGCACCAAGAGACAAGTCTCCATAAAACGCGCTTGATTAAAACAAAGCGTGAAATAAGGAAAAAATATGAATGTCGAAAAAGAAGCTGGAATTTGAAGAATGTATCGAAAAGATAGATCACGAAATAACTAAACGTAAGAATAAGTGGAATCTTACGGCGATTAGTTGGATGGATTTTGATGATGTATCTCAAATTCTAAGAATACATATATTTAAAAAATGGCATTTATACGATCAAAGTCAACCTTTGGCTCCTTGGTTAAACAGGATAATATCAAACCAAATAAAAAATTTAGTACGTAATAACTATGGAAACTATTCTCGCCCCTGTTTAAAGTGTGCGGCTGCCGAGAGTTCAGATTTATGTAAGATATACGGAAAACAAGATAGCACCTGTCCATTATATGCAAACTGGGAAAAAACAAAAAAAGTAGCTCACGATGTAAAAATACCATTACCTTTAGAGAACCACTCTCAAGAGGTTTTCAACATGAGCGAAGACAAAGTAGATTTACAAAGGAATATAGATAAAATACACAGTAAAATGCAAGAAGTCCTAAAACCTTTAGAATGGAAAATATATCAGTGCCTATATATAGAGAATTTAACAGAAGAGCAAACAGCGAAGAAAATGGGCTACAAAACCACAGAAAAAAATCGATCACCAGGATATAAACAAATTAAAAATATACAAAAGATAATAATCGCAAAGGTTAAGAAGAATTTAGATACAGGGGAAATTGATATAATCTAATGTCTATAGAACTAACAGAAGAACAACAGGCAAATATTTTAAAAGCATGGAACGACTCTGACGATCCTCCCGCGCTTTTAGAATTAATAAGAGCAGCATACCCAAACGAAAATTACGACGGCAGAACCAAAGAAGGGCGAGCCGTTAAAAAGTTTTTGGCTTCGCGACAAATAGTTGCTGATGGGGCGCACGTTTACAAACCCAAAAATAAAGTAGAACTTACAGAGGAACAAAAAGAGTATACATCCAACAATGTAAGCGTAATGTCTGCCGTAGAAATAGCCAGAATAATTTTCAACGATAATTCTCTTTCAAATTTGAATCAGGAGTCTCGGGCTGTAGCAGATTATATAAACACGCTAGACAATAAAGTTATTTATAGCGATCCAACCTCAGATGTTCCGCAGTCTCCAGAGTACAAGCCGCCTAAAACGGCTCTGAGAATGACGCAGAGAGTAAACAAATATGTTCACGAGGGCTTAGAAGAAGGTAACCTAAAAGCCGTAGAGAAAAAAGGCATAGAAGCTTTAATTGGTTATCTGCATACGTTTAGATTTTTGCATCAAATCAATAATTATGAAAACCAAAACGATAGAGATTTATTCGAGTCTAGCTTTATTCGTTATACTTACGACAAACCAGATTTAACACAAGAAGAAGTTGATCAATATATAGTGTTATCTACCGAGGTTGTAATAGCAGCAAACATACAAAGACGAAAAGAACACCTAACCCAATTACTTGACAACACTGTAGAAGACACCGACGGTAGAGCGTCTATGTCATTAGTCGAAGTCATAGGAAAAATAGAAACAGAATATAATCAATCAGTAAATAGACAACAGAAACTTTTAGGAGACTTAAAAGAAAAAAGATCGGATAGACTAAGTAAGCAAGTAAAAGAAAATGCTAGTATTTTAAATTTAGTCCAAATGTGGAAAGAAGAAGAATCAAGAAAGAAAATGATCCACCTAGCGGAGCTAAGAAAACAAGTAATTAAAGAAGAAGTTGAGAGACTATCTTCTATGGATGAAATTAAATGTAGAATAATGGGTTTAAGCGAAGACGAGGCTTTAGATGGTTAAATGTGCAATTTGCAATAAAGAATTCGAAAATGATCGAAAATTACACGCTCATCTAAAAGCACACAAGATGAGGATGGCTGAGTATTATCAAACTCAATACCCTAGATACGACAAGTACGATGGCAAGATAATTAAATTTAAAAACAAAGTTCAATATTTCGAGTCGGACTTTAATTCTAGAACCAATCTTAGAATGTGGCTAAAAAACTCCACCGCAGAAGAAGCCAAGCAGTATTGCAAAGAAATCTTAAAGTCAAGAAAAAATAAAAAAGACTTAATATATTCTCCCTCGCAAGTTGAATTAAGAACTCTGATGTTTCCGCCAATTCAATACTACAATAAAATATTTGGTGATTATTACAAACTATGCGAAGAGATAGGGCTTAAAAATAAATACAGTAACACAGAAGAAGTTATTAGCCACTCTGAGTGGCAAAAGCCAGAATATGAAATTTTAATAGACACAAGAGAACAGCGTCCACTCAAGTTTAAGAGAAATGTAAAATTAATGAAGCTTGATTATGGAGACTATGCATTTAGTAGCTCTGAGGCTTCGTGTAAGGCGTTTATTGAGAGAAAGGCTGTAGGAGACTTCCTTGGTACTATAAGCGGCGGATACGAGCGTTTCGAGCGCGAAATACAACGTGCCGTAGAAGATGACGCAAGCTTGATAGTTGTAGTAGAGCAAAAGCTGTCAAAAGCTATACATTTTAACCAACAAAGGAAAAGTCATGGAGGTTTAGTATACAACAAAGTAAGAGCTACTCCAGAGTTTATTTTTCATAGAGTTAGATCATTATGTCAAAAATATCCAAGTATACAATTTTTATTTGTCGATGGTAAAAAAGAATCTTCCAGAATAATAGAAAAGATTTTTACTTGCGACTGCGTCTATAAAAAAACAGATTTACAACTAGCCTACGATACAGGTAAATTATAATGTGGTACGCAAATCCAAATCAGCCAAGCAGAGCGGAAGAAATAAATAGTCAACTTCTCAATCTTGAGGGTGAACTAGAAGATAAAGAAGCGAAAATAACATTAGCTAAATTTTTGCGAAATAATCTTGCGTTTACTACAGAGTTAATCTCTGGTATAAAACTCGCTCCATTTCAGGAAATAACTTTAAGAGCAATGCTCAATAGGAATTTCTCAATGTGCGTTTGGGGTCGTGGCTGCGGTAAAACTTTTATTGCGTCTGTATTTTGTTTCATGCAGTGTATATTTGAACCAGGTACAAAGATTCTCATAGCGGGGCCAACTTTTCGTACCGCTAGATTTATATTCAATAATTTAGAAAAGATAGTAAATTCGAAAGGCGCAGAACTTTTGTGTCAAGCTTTTGGCGCGAAACCCTCAAAAAGAAACGATCAATACGAATGGATAATTAATGGAGGCTCGATTACGGCGGTTCCTCTTTCGGGTGAAAAGATTCGTGGTTTTCGCGCAAACATTTTGGTTCTTGACGAGTATCTTTTGTTGCCAGAGGAAATTATTAAAACCGTATTGATGCCGTTCTTGGTGGCTCCTCAAGACATGTCCGAACGAATAAAAATTCGCGAAATGGAAGACAGTTTAATCAAGGCTGGCAAAATGGAAGAAAACCAGCGCATGGTATTCGAAAATAACTCTAAAATGGTAGCGTTATCATCTGCTTCTTACACTTTCGAAAATTTATATAAAACTTACAAAGATTGGACTCACAAAATATACAGCCCAGAAGAGTCTGGAGATTCTTCTTATTTTATTTCTCAAATGGGATACGAGTCTTTACCAGAAGAGATGGTCGATAAAACAATTATTGATGAGGCTGCTTCAGGTGGAACATCTAATTCCTCTTTCATGAGAGAGTATTGCGCTCAATTTACAGATGGCAGTGATTCATATTTTAGTGCTAAAAAAATGCATAATTGTACTATAGATGATGGCCAAGTACCCACAACCTTAATCAAAGGCGAGTCTGGCAAAAAATATATATTGGGGATTGACCCATCTTTTTCAAATAGTCCAAGTTCTGACTATTTTGCTATGTCGCTACTGGAAATGGACGATGCAACTAAACAGGGTATCTTGGTGCATAGTTATGCCGTCGCTGGAGGAGATTTAAAGCAACATATAGATTATCTTTATTACTTAATGACAAGCTTTAACATTGAAATGATTTGTATTGATAATGCGGGATTTGGCTTTATTGATAGCTGCAACGAATCAGAATTGTTTACTAAGGGAAATTTAAATTTAGATTTCTTTGATTTCGACACGAACAAAGAAGGTTTAGCTTACAAAAAAGAATTGATAAAAGTCAGAAGAAACTATAACAAAGAATCTGGTAAAATTGTATTTAAGCAGATTTTTATTTCGGATTGGTTACGTAAAGCCAACGAACATTTACAGGCTTGTATAGATCATCAAAAAATATGGTTCGCTTCTAAAACAGTGGCAAACCCATCCGAGTTCAATAGACAAACCGCTAGACATATTCCGACCAAGTTAACTGGATCAGAAAATATGCTAGAACTTATAGAAACTCAAGATGACCTTATTTACCAAACCAAGAAACAATGCGCTATGGTCGAGGTTAAAAGCACTGCAAGAGGAACACAGACATTTGACCTTCCGCAGCATTTAAAACGCTCCACAAGCGCGAACAGAGCCAGAAAAGATAATTATACAACACTTATGTTAGCAAACTGGGCGTTGAAATCGTATTATGATGTGATGGCAGTCGATAAAGATCAAACAAATGATACTTTTAATCCAATAATGATACCATAAAAGTGTAATTTTTAAAGAAATGGCCGACAATAGACTTAGAATATCGCAAATATATACTCCAGATATTTCTGGTTACGTTAATACCGTGATTAGCAATGCCAACTTGGCTGGCCCAACCGGAGCTACCGGAGCCACTGGAGCAGATAGCACGGTTGCGGGTCCAAGTGGACCTACTGGACCAACTGGCGCAGATAGCACTGTAACTGGTCCAACAGGGCCAACAGGTAATACTGGCATTTCTGTAACTGGCCCAACTGGACCCACTGGAGCAGATAGTACAGTTACAGGACCAACTGGCCCCGCTGGCCAAACTGGACCCACCGGAGCAATAGAAAACATGGTTTACGATGCGGGTTCTTCGACTTTCTTGCTCCACGAAAAAAGTTTAAAGTTTGGAAAAACTGGTATATTCTCTGGGGCTAATGATGGATATATTTATGTTGAACCTAGTAATGACGATTTAGTTATTAGAAAAGCAAACCAAGACGTACAAATAACCGTTGATGGAAACGTTGGTAATGTTGGCCTTCATTTGCCTACGGGTACAACCCCATCTTATGCTTTAGATGTTTCGGGAGGGGCTGGTTTTAGAGGTGCTACCTCTAATAAAGTTCTTATTAGCCATGAAACTGACGGGTCAGAAATCAAGCTACATAACTCTGCTGGAACAGCTAAAACAAAAATTTCGTCTCACGAAAATAGTTGGCTTCTGGGCGGGTTTTTAGGGGTTGGAGATTCGACTCCAGACTATCCAATAGATGTAACGGGTATGGGTAGATTTCAACATGTTATACTTACTGGGTTAGCTCCAGCTACCCCCAGTAGCCTCGGCGTAGTCGGACAAATGGCTACTAGCGGAACTTATTTATACGCTTGTACTGGGGTTAATCAATGGGGTAGAGTCCAACTTAGTTCTTGGTAATTTATTTTATTTTTAGCTTATTTTACTCTTGTCTTGACTTTCAAGGCTATTTTGTGTAATATATAGTGTAAATTTAATTGAAAATGAGCGTAAAAAAGAACACCACTACGGGCAAAAAGCAAAATTCTGCAAATAACGCCAAAGAAGAGGAAAAAAGCCTATTAGAAACACAGGATACTTCTCCCTTGATGGCAGAATTTTCTGACTCGTCTACAGCCTCATCAACAAGAACTCGCAGAAACGCGGCTTCTACGATGACTCGCAGCGATAGATACAAAAATATCGAAGATGGCTTAGTTCCTTGGAAATACACCACAGGATCAAAATACCAAAAGGCTGGCCCCAAAGCTATAGACATAGAAGAAGCTGTTGCGCTTTGTCAAAAAGCTTATTATAATTTTTCAGTATTTAGAAACACAATCGATTTAATGACGGAGTTCTCTGTTAGTGATATATATCTACGGGGAGGCAGTAAAAAATCTAGACAGTTCTTTGAGGCGTTATTTAGAAAAATAAACATAATTGAATTCATGGACAAGTTCTTCCGTGAGTATTATCGTTCTGGTAACGTGTTTGTGTATAGATTTGATTCTGTTTTAAGAAAGGAAGATTTAAGAAAAATCACACAAACATTTGGGTCTGGCCTTAGCTCTTTGAGTCAAGACAACTCTTTATTGATTCCAACTAAATACATGATTCTGAATCCTGCGGATGTAAGACTTACAGGTTCACTAACTTTTAATTCAGGGACTTATTCTAAAGTAGTTACTGATTACGAGTTACAAAAGCTACAAAACCCGACCTCCGAAGAAGAAAAAGAATTAGCTGAATCGTTACCAGAGGAAGTAAAAAAACAATTAAAGTCTAAAAAGATTTCTTCGGTAATGATTCCTTTGGATACTCAGAAGGTTCAGGCTATTTTTTACAAAAAGCAAGACTACGAACCATTCGCTGTTCCTATGGGTTATCCTGTTTTAGAGGATATAAACGCCAAAGCGGAAATGAAAAAAATTGACATGGCTATAGCTCGCACAATGCAGCAAGCCATCCTTTTGGTTACTATGGGTTCCGAGCCAGAAAAAGGAGGGGTCAACCAGAAGAATTTACAGGCGATGCAAAAGCTTTTCGCTAACGAGTCTGTTGGTAGAGTTTTAATTGCAGATTATACAACTCAGGCTGAATTTGTTGTACCCAAGATCGGAGAACTTATGGACTCCAAAAAATATGAAATCTTCGACAAAGATATCAGAATGGGCCTCAACAATATTTTAATTGGAGAAGATGAAAAATTTGCTAACACGAGCATAAAAGTAAAAATCTTCATAAAGAGATTAAAGCAAGCTCGTAAAACTTTTATTAATGATTTTCTTTTCCCAGAGATTAAAAGAATTTGTCGTCAGCTAGGATTTAAAAACTTTCCTACTCCTTATTTTGAAGATATAGATATTAGAGACGAGCTATCTTACGCTAAAGTCTACAATAGACTAATGGAGCTTGGCGTACTAACTCCAGAGGAAGGTTTAAAAGCAATCGAAAGCGGGAAGCTTCCCGATTTGGAGGAGTCCGTGGAAAATCAAAACGTTTTCAAAGAGTTGAGAGAGAAAGGTATTTATCAACCTCTTGTCGGGGGCAAGGTAAATCTAGACGATAACGAAGATGAAGGCGAAGAGGTTTCGCAACCCGCGCCTCAACCTGGTAGACCCGACGGAACAGATGGTATACCTCAAGACAACCCAAGAACCCCAACGGATAACCAATCACCAGCATCTAGTTTCTTTAGTTTAACTAAAGTTAAAGATAATTTAATATTAGCTCAAAAATTAACAAGTGAAGTTGAAAAAGAGCTACGCTCAAAGCATAAAATCAAAAGATTAACAAACAAGCAAAAAGAAGTAGCTAATTGTATATCTGAAGTTATTATTGCTAATGAGCAATCTGAAGATTGGATTAATAAAATCAAACAATATGTAGATAGCCCAATCGACACAAACGCCGCCAGAACAAAAGAAATAAATAAACTAGCGGCAGAGCATCAAGTAGACTATTATTTAGCTTCTATTTTGTATGCAAGCACAAAGGAAAATTAAACTATGAGCGAAGAAAATCATAAAAAAGAAGAGGACGTTGTATCGTACAACTTTGGTGGGGATATAGATATCTCTTTACCAGAGATACCAATTCCTGCTGCGGCAGAGAAAAAAGAAGTAGCAAAAGATGAATGTGACGTAGCATTTAAATTTGCTTTCATAGGTGCTGGGCAAGGCGGCTCAAGAATCGCGGAAGCTTTTTATAATCTGGGCTACAGAAAATTATCTGCTATTAATACAGCGCAACAAGATTTAAATACAATTAAACTTGACAACAAGTTGTGCATTGGTGACGGCGGTGCTGGTAAAGACCCAGCCAAAGCAGAAAAATTATTCAATGGAAGAAAGGAAGATGTCTTAGACTTCATGAGAGACTCTTTCGGTGATGATATTGATAGAATTTTTGTATGCGCTGGTGCTGGCGGGGGTTCTGGTGCTGGAATGTGTGAACCCTTGATTCACGCCGCAGAAGAACTTCAGCAGATAGTAAATGCCACCAACAAAAAAGTGGGCTGCATTTTGGCTTTACCCAAACACTCGGAGGGTAAAAGAGTGAATGAGAATGCTCACAACACTTTAGTTAAAGTATTAGACTTGGTTGAGAAAGGAACCGTTTCTCCTTTAATTATTTTAGATAATGAAAAAGTTCATCAGCTTTATCCTGGTTTAGCTGTCAACTCTTTCTGGAGAACCGCTAATTCTAGCACGGCAGGATTATTTCATTTATTTAATTTAACAGCATCAAAAGATAGCAGCTATTCTTCTTTCGATTCTAATGATTACAAGCAGTTATTGGATTCAGGCTTGATAGTTTTTGGTGCTTCTCCTGTTCCAGATTGGCAAAACGCTTCCGACATAACTAAAACAGTTAGAGACAATCTAAGAAATAATATTCTTTCTGGCGGTGTTGATTTAAGCACGGGCAATTCTGCTGGCGTTGTTATGATCGGAGGAAAAGAAGTTTTAGATAATGTACCTCAAGAAAACTTAGATAGAGCTTTTGATCAATTTACGAGAATCTTAGGCCCGCACAGCGTTGTTCATAGAGGTATTTATAGTGGCGACAAACCTACACTGACGGTATATACGTTAATTGGCGGGTTGGGCAAGCCAGAAGAAAAAATAGGAGAATTGAAGAAATTAGGAGAACTACAATAAGTTAATTAATTAAATATTTTTTAGAAATATTGTCGTCTACTTTTAAGTATATAGAAAGGAATAAAATATGGCTACTAAAAATAATGATGTTAAACCAGGTTGGAAAACCACTGAGTTCTGGATCACAGTTTGCGTTACTTTGGCTTCTTTAGCTTGGGGTGCTGGTGTGGTAGACCCAGAGGGCAGCACTAATGCTGATAAAATCTTTGGTTTCATTTGCTCTGCCGCAGCGGGTTTGGGTTATACCATTTCCAGAGGCTTGGCTAAGAAACAAGGTTAATCTTTTATGACTTGGTTAACTGCATTGTTTAAGGCAATCTTAGATTGGCTTACTGCGGAGGTAAAAAAAGATACCAAAGCAAGCGATGCAGATAAAACACCACAATCTTTAAAAGATAGATGGAAGCAGAGAATACAAGAACAGGAAAATAAAGTTAATAAGAAATGAAAGCTTTACTTCTAATTGGTTCAATCTTTCTTTTGGGCTGCGGCTCTACGAGGGTCGTATTTGTAGACACACAGTCGAACTTGGTCCGCATCGGACCAAACGTCGAAGGTAAAGTATACGTCTTAAAAGATGGCGAATGGATACTATCTAAGAATAAGGTAAGATTACCTGAAGGGTGGTATGCTGGGGGTATTCCGCAGGAATAGTCTTCCACATTTACCTTCGGCCAACTAAGCTCACGGAGAAATCCGTGGGCTTTTTTGCTTTTTAATAGTGTATAATATATTTACGCAACTTCATAAAGGAAAACTAATTATGAAAGCAAAAGATAAACATAAATTAAAAGTGAGTAATCCGCCCCCAAAATCGCTTTTTTACGCTAATAAAGCCTCGATTCGGGGAGGTTTAGCTAAAACACGAGACGGAATTGCTATAGCGTTTTTTGTAGTAGCTATGGTGTTTTTTACTATATTTTCTATTTTGAGTGTAATTGATAATAAGGACAAAGAGGAAAATGAGAAAAAAACTACTCCAACTCAAAGGTTTAAAGAACTCATTTTCAAACCTTTTATGTAAATTCAAAAACGAAATTTTTGTATTTGTAATAACTTGCATTATTGCATTTCTCGTTATTGTAATTCAAAACTTGACCGCAAACACTAAGTCTTTAATGTTAATTAAAGATAATGATTTATTAATGCTTGAAAATTTAAATATGAAAGTTATTAATAGCAGACAAGACGCGCTAATCAAACAACAACAAGAATACATAAACGAACTTGAGAAGCTTAAGAGGGCTGTTCTTGAGGGTAACTATATAAATCATGAAACAAATAAAGATACTAAACAAAGAAACGGCAAAGTGGTGGGGGAAGGAGCCTGACACAACATGGGCCTTGAAAAAGGGAAATGATTGGTGGCTGCTTCATCCTGAAGTAAAACCACAAAAACAAAAAGAGCCGCGAAAGGCGAAAGAGACTTTTAGTTTCTCTAAATTTTTAGTAGCCTGTTCCTTGGGCAGTTTTGGCGGTTTGTGTCTGTTTTCTTTTATTTACTTTTTAACCCTGTTAACGAAAATCTATTATGCCAAATAAAGCTTTATTACTTTGTTTGCTAGTCTCATTTTGTCTTATTAACATAAGCTGCTCTATTTTAAATCCAGAGTGGGTTGAAAAAGACGCAGAAGGTTACTACGTAAGGCACTATAGCTCTTGTGGCCCAAAAGCTTTACACAAAGCGTTTGAAGTCTTGGATTTACATTTATCGCAAAAACAAATATCTAGAGACATCCAAGATACAGGCAACGTTATAAGAACCTTGTCGGCTTCACTAATACATCATAGAACCGTATGGATGTCATTACCTAGCGAAATAAAGCAAGTGGCTGAAAAATATAATTTTAATATATTAGAAGTCAGCGAGCTAAAAGATTTAGATAAAAAAATAGATGTAGCCATTGTACTGATCTCTGGAAGATATCACAAGGGAGAATTACATTGGCTGTGCTTTCCTGCGGATATAAATATAACTAAATATTTTGGAGACAAAACAAAAATACATAAAATCTTTCTTCTGCAAAAAAAAGTTGACTAACATCCAAAACCATGCTAGTATATACTTGTACTATGAAAAGAAACATGGTTAAACTAGTTATAATTAGTGCGTTTATCGCCGTTTTTTCGGTTGGATGCGCTTTTTCTCAAAAACTTCCATCCGTAACTTTGGGTGGAGCAGCTAACAAGGAGTCGGTTCTAGATGCCTCGGCTGGAAAGTCTGGAGTATCAGTAACAGCACCTCTTGTTAATGTTGACGTACCCTTCCCCACGTTGAAGGGAACTGAAGAATAAATTAAATAACATTCAGTAAATCCACCCCGCACTACTACAGTGCGGGTTTTTTTTGTAAAAAGTAGTTTTTAAAGTGTATATTATTGTAGAGTATGCCCAAAGACTCAGAATATAACGAAGATTGTGCTATTGCCTTTTCAGGGGCATTAGTTTCTTTATTTAAAAATAAAATGAGACGACACAACAAAGAAAACTCTAGTTGTAAAGTCTCTTTAACAGAATTAAAAGATGTTTTTATAAACGCAGCCGCCTCTTACAATTACGCAGGGTATACTCGAACACACTGGGCATTAGCTCGTGTTAATACTTACCTCGGCGTAAAAAAGGGCGAACAACCAAAAGTAGTAACTAATTATGAACAAACTTCTTTAGGCGGTTTCGTTTTTGAAGCTAAAGTGATTCAAAAGAGGGAATATGACATTTCTTCTGATTGGGTGCCTTCTACAAAAGATTTTAGTTTAGCTAAGTTAGAAATAGAAGAAAACAAATTAAATTATAAATTTTCTGATATAAGCGAATTATATCTGGAAGATTACAAACCACTAAAAATTAACAATTATTAAGGAGATTAAAAATGGGATTAGGAAGAATTTATAGCTTACCTGTCGAGGGCCGCTCAATCGCAAACGAAAGCGGAACAGGTCTATTGGTTGCGGCGCCAGGATCAGGCAAGAAAATATTAATAACAGACATTATAACAAGAGGTGACACCATTATCTCAACGGCTTCTGGCGGCGGCGGAACCGTTATAGCTTATTTGGGTGAAAACTCTGTTTGTAACTTCACCTCACCAATTAGCGTTCCTGAAAACAGTGATGTTTATTCAAACGCTGATTTTGTCACGCTGGTATATCATATAGTAAGCGTATAATTTATATAGGAATAAATCATGAAAGAATTCAAGAATACAACAATTTTTAGTTCAAAGATTAAGCCTTTGGTATCTGAAGAAAAAGATCAATATCTAGCTATGGCTAGTTTGATGGATGTGGCTGATTTTATACCAGACATAGACACCGAAAAGAATATTGACTTACTGCCGATTGCTTTTAATGCTTTTGTTGCTAATAGAGTTAATAAAAATGACGACGTTCTGGATGGCGAGACTGCCGTTTTGATCGCTGAAAATTTTATAAACAAACCAATCAATATTGAGCATGATCGCCACAAGGTTATCGGTACTATTTTGAATGTTGGATTCAGCGAATTCGGAACTGATAAATCTTTAGCTGCTAGTGATATCAAAAACATAGATGGCCCTTTCAACGTCACCTTGGGGGGCGTGTTATGGAGGGTTGTGAATAACTCGCTTACCGACATGATCGAGGAAGCTAGTGATCCAACTAGTCCATTTTATCAAAAAATATCAGCAAGCTGGGAGTTAGGCTTTGATGACTATCAACTGGTTCTTTTGCCAGATGGAAAGAAAAACATAGAAGACGCCGAAATCCTAACGGACGAAGAGGAAATAGGCGAAGCCAAAGCTAATTTAAGGTCTTTAGGCGGCACGGGAGAATACAAAGATAAGAAAATATACAGAAAAACAGTAGGAAACGTAGTTCCTTTGGGGATTGGTCTTACTGAAAACCCAGCCGCAGATGTGGTTGGAGTCGCCACAGAATCTTCCAATAAAGATAAAGAAAATCTTTTTGAAGAAAAAGAAGAAAAAATAGAAAAAGCTCAAGAAGAAGGTATTATTACTGAAAACCGAGTTTTTGAAAAAAATAGTTCACATGTTCAGGAAACTGATGTAATTGAAAATAAGGATAGTGTTATGGAAATTAAAAGCATTAACGACATTAACGAGGAAACTCTCAAAGAGGTTTCTGCTTCGTCTGTTACTGAGTTCATTCAAAGCGAGCTAGAGAAGGCTTCCGAAGAGTTCGCCGCTGAAAAAGTGGCCCTCGAAGATGCCGTGAAGGCCGAATCTGAAAAGAACGAAGCTTTACAGACTGAGCACAACGCTGTTAAAGAGGAACTTGACAAGCTCAAGGCAAATCTTGAACAGTTAGAAGCTGAGAAAATTGAGAGGGATAGAATTGAAACATTTAACGAGCGTATGTCCACTTTGGATGATCAATATGTTCTCAGCGATGCTGAACGTGAATTGATTGCTTCTGAAATCAAGGATATGGGTGAGGAAGATTTTTCTGCATATGCAACCAAGCTTGAAGTCTTTTTGAAAGACAAAAGCAAAGAAGCTATTGCAGAGAAAGAGGCCGCTGCTTCGGAAGAGGTGGTAGCCGAAACGACTGAAGTTGTGGAAGAGACTGTGGCATCTGAAGAGGTGAAAGCCGAAGAAGTTACAGAGGAAGCCGCTGCCGAAGTGCAAGAGGAAACAGCCTCTGAAGAGGAAGTGATCGAGGAAGCTATTGACCAAGCTGAACAAGTTGAAGCTGGTATTCCTGTTACTGCCCCTGCTGAAGAGCCTACTGTTCAAGATAAATATAAAGATGCCTTCAGCATCGATAATTTTGACATTAAACTATAATAATTAATCAGAAAGAAATAAATTATGGCAACAACATTATTACCATTCAGAGATTATGACGAGCATGATGTAATCAATTTATTTGGGTTGCAAAGCTCTGCTACATTACCTGTTACCAAAGGTCACATGGTAAAGATCACAACGGGTTGGAAAAACACCGATGAGATTTCTTTACTTGGCGATGCTGGTAACAATTTCACCAACACAGTTTCCGAGCGTTACGGAGTAGTGGCTAGAGTCGGTTTGGCCGACGCTAACGATACCGACGTTTTGGGTATGCTTCTTCACGACGTTAAAGAAACTGATGAAAACGGAGAGAAACTTCTCTTTAATCCTCGCAAAGCTGCGGAGATGGAAATTGCTCTCAGCGGTCAAGCCGTTCCTGTGTTAACTAGAGGCATTGTTTTATACAGTGGTTCTCAACTTACTACAGACGATCCTGCTGCTGGTGCTGTTCTTTACTCCGACGCAAACGGCGAACTTACTACCAGTAATGGTGGCGGTGACGCAGTTGGCGTTGCTCTTGGAGCTAAAGATGACAACAATCACGTTTTAGTGAGAATTAATCTGTAACCTACAACTTAATAAAGGAGAATTATAAAGATGAAATTAAAGTTAAAAAACACTCCAGAGCAAGTTGAGCTTGTAAAAGCTATGGGTTCTAAGAATCAGGTTGCTGCAAGAGAAGCTCAAGAAGCTTTCGCAGCCTTCCTCGGACCAGTGGTTCGTGAGGTTCTTTCCCAAGCTGGCACAGCTTCGTCCGTCTATACAGACGCACCTTATGACGAGGATGACAGCCCAAGCTTCCCACTTGACCTATATTACAGCGACTCCGACAACCATGTGTCCGTTTGGATGCAAGGCATGGCTGGTGGTCTTCCTTCTAGCCACGTTGAGGGCATGAATGAATTGAAGATTGCTACCTACCGTTTGGACAGCGCAATCAACATGAATCGCAAGTATGCTCGCAGAGCACGTTTAGACGTGATCAGCAAGGGTATTGAAAGAATGGCGCAGGAAGTTCTTGTGAAGCAAGAGCGCAATGCTTGGGCCGTTATCATCAAGGCTCTTGTGGATTCCACAACTCACGTTGTCGAGTCTGCTGCTGACGATGTCTTCCAGTTGGACGACCTCAACAAGTTAATGACTAAAATGAGCAGACTCAATGAGTCTTTCGCTAACGGTACAACCGATGCTTCTCATGGTCTTACTGACTTGTACATGAGTCCTGAAATGGTTGAGCAAGTTCGCGGATTTGCTTACCAGCCAATGAATACCCGCAACGGTAAAGTTGGTGGAGGTTCCGACACTTCGACTTCGATTGCCCTTCCTGACAGTGTGCGTAGCGACGTGTTCAATAACGCTGGTGCTGCATCGATCTACGGTGTTAACATCAACGAAATGAATGAGTTCGGCGCAAGCAAGAAGTACAACACACTCTACACATCACTCGGAGCGAGCTTCGCTTCTGGTAAGGGTGAGTTGGTTGTTGGTATCGACAATAGCCGTGGTGCTCTTATTCGTCCTGTGGCGATTCAGTCTGAAACAGGCGGACAGTTCCAAGCTCTTGCTGATGATCAGTGGAGCGCACGTTCTGACAAGATCGGTTTCTACGGATTCTTGGAAGAGGGTCGCGTTTGCATCGACAATCGTGCCATCGTTGGTCTCGAAATCTAACATCAGATCAATTAAAATTAATCAGACCCCGCCTTCGGGCGGGGTTTTTTATTTGACTTTTTTCATAAAACGTGTATAATATATAACAAAGGATAAAGGATTATGCCATCTAAAAAGACAAAAAAACAATCGAAATCGTCAATAAAGCCCAAATTATCATCTTTAGACCAAACACACGGCAAAGAAGAATCTAACGGCGGCGAATCTAAACCCACTACTTTAGACCAAGTTTGGGGCGATACTGGATTGTGGAAATACAACACCACAAAATTAAATGAATATACCCAAACGTTGGATGAAATGACACTGTCTGACATTCAGGCTCACGCCTCAAAAATAGGCTTGGTTCCTCGCGGAAGTAGAATTCAATTAACTAAAAAACTAATCGCTGAATTTAAAAGATTTGTTAGTCAATACAAATCGCCAGAAGTAAAGTCAACTAGTAACAAAAAAGCTTCTCCTAAAGCATTAAAAATTCTAAAAGAAGGTCAATAATGTTATAAAATTTATAATTTGTGGTGTAATATTAAATGTATTATGGCTACGAGTTATGATTTAAATGTTGTTAGGGGTTCGGATTTTTCGGTTCGTTTAGCTGTAAAGGATAGCACTGGAAGTGCTTATAATTTAAGTGGCTATTCTACAAGCGGCTACGCTAAATTCAGATACTCAAGTTCTGGGTCTTTAGCGAACCTCAATCCAACTGTTGTTTCTGGTGACGCTGGTTCTTTGTACGCTAGTGGATATATAGATTTATATCTAGCGGCCAATTCTACCACTGGAGTACCCATTACTCAAGGCGTTTACGATGTAGAAATTTACTCTGGAACCTATCACGAAAAAGTGATCAAGGGTTATATAAATGTTATTCCAGAGGTGACTAGATTAGCTAATTCTGAATTTACTAAGTCAGGAAAATATTTATAAATTATGTCTGTTTCTGGGGTTAAGGTAATCGTACAAGGGCAAGCTAGTGCAACTGCTGTAGTTGCTACTGGTGTAATGGCTAATGCGACTAGTTTACCAGGAGCAAAGGGAGACAGGGGTAATCAAGGGCCAACGGGCAGCACTGGACCCACTGGGCCAACAGGTAGCACTGGAATTGATGGTCCCGTAGGCCCGTATCACACTTTTGAAATTACAGTAGCAAACGCTGGAGTAGGAAATAAATATTATTTAGATGGTAATCAAACTGGAATTATTACTGGCGTCAGGGGATTTAGTTATATATTTGATCAAAGTTCAAGTTCCAATTTAACTCATGATTTTGCTTTATCTTCAACTGATGGAGGTACGCATGAAGGTGGAGTTCAGTATTCTATTGGTTGGCAGTCTTTTGGTACCGCTGGTTCAGACGGCTCGGGTTTGTTTAGAATACCTTTTAACGCGCCCGATAGACTTTACTACTATTGCAAAAACCATAATAATATGGACGGTGCTGGCTATTTAAGGATAGTCAACTTGGGGGATGTAGGGCCAACTGGACCTGCTGGAGCAACTGGTCCAAGAGGTTTTACGGGACATATAGGACCAGTAGGACCACGGGGAGAAACTGGAGATACTGGTAAAACAGGCTCCACTGGACACACAGGCCCTACTGGACACACTGGACACACTGGAGCTACTGGACACACTGGATCAACTGGTCATACGGGTTCAACTGGACACACTGGACCTACCGGACCAACAGGATTAACTGGCACTGGCCAAACTGGAGCTACGGGTCATACAGGTTCTACGGGTCATACTGGACACACTGGACACACTGGAGCTACCGGACCAACAGGATTAACTGGCACTGGTGAAACTGGACCCACGGGTCATACAGGCTCCACGGGTCATACTGGACACACTGGTCCAAGTGGTCCAAGTGGGCCAAGCGGTCCATCTGGTCCAGGAGACACTTATGCTACAACTTCTTCAGACAGCAAAACAATAGCGACGGGTTCTTTATCTATAACCGTTGGCCTTGATCTTTCTTATTCTGTTGGGCAAATAGTTATTGTAGCTTATGACAACAGTAATAAAATGGAAGGTACTGTTAGCTCATATAATTCTGCAACAGGTGCTTTAGTTTTAAATATAACTAGTATAACAGGAAGTGGAACATATTCTAGTTGGGAAGTAAATTTAAGTGGCGCACCTGGACCCGCTGGCCCCACGGGTCCAACTGGCACTGGTGAAACTGGTGCTACAGGTCATACAGGCTCCACGGGTCAAACTGGGCCTACGGGTCACACCGGAGTCACTGGAGCCACTGGACCAACGGGCGAGACAGGCAGAAATGCCGACGCGGTAGTTGGGTGGTCTCAAAAATTTATTTTTAAAACTGGAGTAAATACCTTAGATGGTTATAGTTCTCATGTTTTTGACCCAGAAGACAAAAGTTTAAAATTTGATTTTAAAATTAAAGGAGATTGGGCTACTGGAACAAATTATGATGCTAAAGATGTTGTAAAATATCAAGGTACAACATATATATCAGCAGCGGACAGCAACCTTGGTAATAATCCTGCCAACTATGCATCTAATGATTGGGATATTTATACCAGTGATAGCAATGCTATAACCATAGATGTACTTAATAAAAGCGGCGTAGATATTAGCGCGTGGTCAGATACTTTAGATGATTCAAGCAACAGTGTTAAAGGTTTATTAAGAATATTTAAAGAGTTTGATTCTACTAAATTCGTAGAGTTTAAATTAAATAATATTAAGAAAGGTATAATCACAGGCACTACAGGAGAAGTATCAACTAATTTATTTACATTTAATAATTACGGCGACCTTGGAGCACCAGAAGCAATAAAATATGTATCCGGTTCAAATGGCGGAGGCACTTTAAATACTGGTCAAGTTTATTATGCTAGTGGCTCTGGTACGAACAATTTTACTTTATATACCGATGAAGCCTTAACTAGCCAAGTAAATGTAAGTAGCGCGATTGGAGCTACTGAATTCAGAAGATCAACAATTTTATCAAGTGTTAATTATATAGATCACAACGGGTCTTTCTCTAATTCTGATGATGTAATTTTATCTTTCTCTGTGGCTGGCCAAGTCGGAGAAACAGGGGCAACCGGAGCAGACAGTACAGTTGAAGGCCCCCAAGGCCCCCAAGGCATCCAAGGGCCGCAAGGCCCCGCTGGAGCAGATAGCACTGTAGCTGGCCCCCAAGGCCCCCAAGGCCCTCAAGGCCCTCAAGGCCCTGCTGGTGCTGCTGGTGCTGATGGTGCTGATGGCCCCCAAGGCCCCCAAGGCCCCCAAGGTCCGCAAGGCCCCCAAGGCCCTG